AGAGCAATACTTAATGGGCGAGTTCATTAATGTTAATGGCTCTGCTGTTTATCATCAGTTCGACAGAGAAACACACATCATTAAGGATAGAGATATAGATACTAGATACCCACTATTCATTAGCTGGGACTTCAATATCAATCCGTACAATGCAGTCTTTCTCATACAATACATAGATGGTGTTGTTTATATAGTGGATAATGCTATCAAGAAAAATGCTCCAGTAGTTGATACGATTGATTATCTGAAGCAAAAGTTTGGCTATCTTGGAAGTTATCTTTATCAAGCTACAATCTTTGGTGATGCGAGTGGTAAAGCTAGATCACAAGGTACAGCACAAACAAATTATGATTTAATTAGAACCGCTGGGTGGACAAAGTTTAATATTAAGACCGCTAACCCTAAAGTTCAAGACAGAGTGAATGTATTTAATTCAATGTTGCGAAATGCAAAGGGTGATGTTAAGATACAGATATGCTCACGCAATGCCGAGTTAATTACGGACTTAGAGCAGATGTCTTATAATGATAGGGGCGAAATAGATAAGTCTAACCCAGACTTGAGCCACGCTACTGATAGCGTTGGTTATTATTTAGAGAACCAACATAGGCTAATAAAGCCTAGAGAATTAACAGCACAATACTCATTATGATAGTTAATAAATACAGAAAAGATGATATTCGCTCTATCGACTTACACGCTAAGAATAGATTAGAAAAGTTTAAGTTGCGTTATGAAATGTATAACGACAACTACAGAGAACAGATAATCTGGAAGCTAGGCGAGATATACAGAGCTTTTTCACAATTAAAGCTAGATGTACAGATCAATGATAACTACAACATATACAAGCAAGTAGTCAATGCTATATCAAATGTATATAGCTTTGGTGTTGATAGAGAGTTCGATAATGATGCTATTGGTGAGCTGTATAACAAATTAAGAATTAACAAGACAATGGCACAAGCCAATCGTTATCTTAATGCGTTCAATGATTTACTGATTCAAGTAAGTTGGGATGATAAGAAGCAACAACCTAAGATAATGCTAAGACTCCCACACAACACAGAAGTTGAATGGGAACAGAACGAAGTTAAGTCTGTTAAATACTTTGTTGAAATGACAGATGATAATGAAGAACTATGGGCTTACTGGTCTGATGAAGAACACTACTATGTCTTGCGTGGTAAAGAAGCAGATAAGAAGATAGCTATCAAAGATAACGAAGAAATGGTTAATCCATTTGGCACACTACCATTTGTCTTTATGCACAACGGGTGGCGAGATGAAAATTTTTGGGATATGTTTACTGGTGATGATCTTACTGGTGGAACTATTGATATGGCAGTCCACCTTACATTTCTCAATCATTTAATTAAGACACAATCATTTAAACAGTTAGTAGGTAAAGGCGATAATGTGGGAGAGTTACTTGGTCAAGTGCTTGATCCATTATCTGTGCTAACACTAACTGGACAGAACACAGAGATTGATGTCTTAGACTTACAAGCTAACTATGAGCAACTACATAAGGTTGCACAAGACTTGGCAAACAATATTGCAGTTAATTATGGAATCAGCCCGAGCCAATTTAGAATGACTGGCTCAGTATCATCTGGCTTTGCATTGCAGATGGAGAATATGAAGCTGGATAGATTTACTGTTGAGCAACAACAAGACTTCAAAGTCTATGAGCAAGAGTTGTTTGGAATGATTAAGATGGTAAGTGATTACTATGGCAGTAGCTTAGGTGATGGTGATATGTTTGTTGATTTTGTAGAACCAAACTATCCAACATCAGAAGCAGAACAATTAACTATCGACCAAACTAAGATTGATATGGGATTGACTAAGACTGTTGATATTATGATTAAGAGAAATCCAGACTTAACAGAAGAAGAAGCTAAAGCATTAGTAGCAGAGAATCTAAATGCTAGAAATGATATGCTGAATAAGACTGCTAATATTTCTATAACAACTGATATACCAGAGAAGCTATGAGCATAAAGGCATTGATAGATGCCAACCAAGAAGAACTAGAAGATATTATCAACAAGCTTGATAAGAGATTAGAAGAAGTCTGGCGAAAGGTAAATCAATTAGCAACAGTTCGTATAGCTAACATTGTTGATATAGATGAGGTAGTACAGTTCGATATTATCTGGCGTGGTATCTTAGAAGAAGCTGGTTACTACAATCTAATGCAACGCTATGTCAATACATTGGATGACTTACAAGCATCACTCAATGAAGTATTAGATGAAGCTGGATTGTTAAGGTCGTTATCAAATGACCAACTTAAAAGACTAACAGCAATCAAAGAGTTACAGATTAAAGGCTTAGAGCAAATAGGCATTGATGCTGGACTTGCACTAAAGCGTGGACTGTATAACAATCTCTTAGCTGGTAAGACTAAAGCTGATTTGCTAGATGCAATATCAGAACAGTTATCGGGAACTAAGTATCTATCTTATTCAAAGACTTATGCTAATACAGCAGTCAATGATTATCGACAAGCCAGTATGAATCAAAGAGCTGAACAGTTTGCTGGTGATCCAGATATTGTTTGGATATATGATGGCAATGATATTGACAATGTAACTAGACCATTCTGTGAAGATATACTTACATCTAACAAAGCTTACTCAACAGAACAGAAAGATATATTAGAGAACGCACCAGAGAGGGCGTGGAACTGTAGGCACTTCTTTACATTCATTAGTAGAGCAGATGCTATTGAACTAGGATATGAAATAGACGAATGATTTATAAGAAACCCAATTACGATAAGATGCGTAAGAATGTTCAGTATAGAATTAATCGAGCTATGGAAACATCAGCTAACTCTACATTGAAGTTAATGAAAACTAGAATCAAGCGTGGTGTTAATCATAAAGGTGGCAAGTTTAAATCATTGAGCAAAGACTACCAAGATTATAAGAAGGATCAAGGTAAGCTACAGATGTTTGAGTTCTCTGGTGATATGCTTAGATCACTAAAGACTAAGGTTAAGAAAACTAAAGATTCAGCTAGAATTATTATGGACTTTGATGATTCAAATGAGAACGAGAAGGCTTATCAAAACATCTATACGCATAAGAGAGATTTTATGCAAGTGAGCGACAAAGAAATTGACCGAATAGTACGCAAGATTGAAAAGGAGTTGCTACACATTTAAAATATGTTAATATTAAGCTACTTTTATTACAATTAAGAGGTAGCTATGGCTGACGAGCAAAATACGGAACAAGTCGAAGATACACAAGATACGACTCAAAATAATGATGATGTGGTTCTAACGCAATCAAAACTTGATTCACTTATTGACAAAGGATATAGCAAAGGTGTTAAACGAGCTAAGTCCGAGTTGGAAGAAGAATTAGGGGTTGATATTGAACAAGCCAAAGAGTTAATTAAAGCAAAGCAAGAAGCAGAAGAAGCTTCTAAATCTGAACTAGAGAAACTAATGGAACAGAAAGCAATGCTTGAAAAGACTGTTGAGAGCTTGGAATCGACAAACAAGAATTTGCAATATGATATGCAGATTCAGCAAGTCGTTGCACAAAATGGGATTAATGATGGTGATTACTTCAAGCATCTACTACAGCAGGAATCTGCTAAAGAAGATTTTGATATGACTGCCTTTATGGATAATCTCAAAGGTGAGAAACCTTATTTGTTTAAGAACGGAGTTCAAGAGCAGTTAAAGGTTGATGCCACATCTAACAAAGCATCTTTGGATGTATCGAGTCGGATTGGTAATGCAACTTCAATGGCTGAACTTTATAAACTCCAACAAGAAATGACTTAATTTTTCAAGGAGAAAAAAATGGCTGTAAACACTAAAAGCGTTTTGTCAGATTCAGCAGTTGATTTAATGAACCAAGCTGTTATCGTATCTGGACAAACAGTAAATCGCCTAGACAACTATGCGACTATTCGTCAAGATGATCAAGCATCATCTATTTCATTCACAGTATTTTCAAGACTATCTGTAGCTACTACTGCTTTAACTGATGGTACTGAAGCTTCATCTACTTCAATGACTGATACTAAAGTAACTGCAACTCTAGCTGAGTATGGTAATGTTATTACTACTACTTCTCTAGCCAACATTGCAACTGCTGGTAAAGCTGATCTAGCTGGTGCTGAATTAGTTGGTATCAATATGGGTGAAACTATGGAAGCTCTAGGTCTTGGTGCATTAGAAGCTGGTTCTAACACTATCTCAGCTGATACTGCTGGTACTTTAGACAACCTAGACTTAAGAGAAGCTTATACTGAACTTGCTGATGCTGGTATCCAGAAGTTTCAAGACGGCAGATATGTGGCGTTCGTCAATCCTGCACAAGTATCTGACATCAAAGGTGATTACATTCCAATCGCTCAGAACACAGACTTAAATATGGCAACTATGGGTGTTGTTGGTTCACTAGAAGGTTTTACTATTGTTGAATCTCCGCTAGTAACTGCTGGTAAGGTTGTTTGCTTTGGTCGTAATGCACTAGGTAAAGCTGTCGGTAGAGCTGGTTCTATGGTTCTTAAAGAAGGTAATGACAATCTTGGTAGAACTTACAATATGGGCTGGTACTTCGTTGGTAAGTATCTAATCATTGACGAGAACGCTGTAAGGGTAATTACTGGAGCATAATATAATGGCTAAAAGTAAAACAACAAATACTACAACTGCTAGTAAAACACCTAGTAAATCAAAATTGAAGGCGTATAAGACTGGATCACACAAAGCTGGTGATACAATCTACACATTCAAGGCTGGTGATGATGTTGAAGTAAAAGCAGAACACTTGGAGATTATGAAATCTCTTGGTGCATTTACGGAGCAATAATCAATGGCTTGGACATTAACTAACGCTGATATTATTTCTGCATTACCGCTATTAGCAGATCATTACGAGAAAGCTGATAGTGGTTCTACAACGCAACTGGTTTGCAATAGATTAACTAATCTTGTCAATTCAGAAGCAGTCGGAGCTACTATCGCTTTTGTTAATGGTGATAACGCTGGTACTGATGCAGTAGTAACATCATATTCTGGTGGATCTGGTACATTTGGCTTTTCGGCTCTATCTAATGCAGTCGATAGCCAAACTGGATTTGGTGTTGTTTACATTAGTTATCAGACATTTATATCCCGTGCTTACGACATAATCGCTAATGAGATGCGTAATCGTGGCTTAGATGTAACTTTATTCTTAACTACTTCTCAACTAAAAGAGATGCACTTGTCTAAGACAGTAGAGCTAATCTGTCTGTCTAAAAGACATAATGCTGATAGTGATGATATTTATCACGAAAGCTATCTTATCTTTAGAGAGAAGTATGAGAAAGAAATAACTACATTAAAAGCTGATTACGACTTAGATGAAGATGGTACTATTGATACTGATATAGAAGAAAAACTATCTGCACAAGTTAGACTAATTAGATGATTACTTTACTAAGCAATTACGGATATAGATATACTGACAAGGAAACTCTTGATAATCGAGAGTTTAACAAAGGTGAAGCTAACTTTTCTTTATCGGAAGATTTATCGACTTTTGGAACAGCAGTATTTGATGTAGAAGAAGAATTTAATTTATTCTTAAACGAGAGGTCATATCGTGAATCTAGCTTACGGGAAATTCTGGAACTAACCAGAACTGAAGGTAGGGATGATGCGTATATGATTGACTTGAATGGATACATTGAAGATAACTACATCAAAGAACAAACTGGCTATGATGATGTTGAAGTTACTGTTACTAAAGATGAGCGTGGTTATCACATTCTTTTTTATACTATGAAACAAGGAGTTACTTAATATGGCAATTCAAGGATATTCTGGATCGGTTACAGTAGCATCTGGTTCAATGGGTAACGCTAAAGCTTGGTCTTTAGATATTACTCAGGAAACTGTCGATACTACTGATTTCGATTCAAGTGGATGGAAAGAATCAACATCAACACTAAACAGTTGGTCTGGTTCTATTACAGCAATATTTGATGCAAGTGGCACAGCAGAAGGAGCATTACAAACTGGTTTAACTGGTGGCTCATCTGTAGCACTAGAACTATCTATGGGTGGTGGTGGTTCTGGCTCTTATGATGTTTATTCTGGTTCAGCTTTAATTACTGGACAGAGTGCATCAGTAGATGTCAATGGTATCGTAGAAGTTACATTTAACTTTGAAGGTACTGGAGCATTAACAATCGCTTAACTTTCTAAGGGGGTGTTCAACCCCCTTTTTCAACTATGAATAAATTATTAAAAGCATTAGAGAAGGAATCTAAAGAAATTAGGTCAGCTGATATTATTGCTGATAAGAAAGCTCACAAGATATATTACCGAGTAATGTCTGGTGATGACCATTCAAGAGCATTACAACTATCTAAAAAAACTAAGATGGTTAAAGAAACGGATGGCTCACAAACAGAACTAAGTTACTATGATGATGATTTATTGAGATGCTACATAATCTATTTTCAATTATTAGATGAAGATGGCAATCGTGTTTTTACTAATTTAACGGATGTAGATTGGATTAAAGATAATATAGCTTACGAAACTCAAGCTTACCTAGCAACTGTTATGGGCTTGAAATCTGTTAGTGATATTATTGAAGAACAAAAGGAAGCGTTAAAAAAGACGAGTGGCTCAAGGCAAAAGCGTACTTAGCATTTGAACTTGGTAAGACCATAAGCGAAATAGATAAACTACCAATGTCAGAAATTGGTACACTATTAGCATATAAATTAATGACTAGAGAGCAAGTAGAAAATGCCAGATAGAGAGATACGATTACAAATACTAGCCAATAGTAAACCAGCCGAGAGAGGTATTGATCGTGTTAAGTTAAAGACTAAGGACTTAGAAAGAACAACACAAACCTCAGCCAAAACTATGACTATGGCTTGGACTAAGTTTGGTGCAGTTATTGGTGCATCTATCTTAGCTTTTAATAAACTCAATGATGTTTATGGAGTACAGCTTAAAGCTGAAATATCACTAAAGAATGCTCTTAGACTTAACGCTCAACAAGGTGAAGCCAATCTAAATACTTGGAAGAAGTACGCATCTTCTTTACAAGAAGCTACTTTGTATGGTGATGAAGCTACATTACAACAAATCTCATTACTTAAAACAATGGGATTAACTGATGAACAAACGAAGAAAGTTGTTGAAACAGCAATGGACTATGCTTCTGCGTTTGGTAAAGATTTACCGAGTGCAACACGAGAGCTAACTCAAACATTATCTGGTCAGATAGGTACGATTAAGAGAACAATACCTAGTATTGGTGATTTTACTAAAGCACAATTACAAAATGGTGATGCTATTGATAAAGTTGCACAGATGGTCAAAGGTCAAGCACAAGCGATTGCAGATACACCTTATGGTAAAGCAGAACAAGCTTCAAATAGATTTGGGGATCAATTAGAAAAGTTGGGAGAAACAGTATCTAAATTAGTTGCTGATTCTGGTTTATTAACTTTATTAGATGGTGCTATTGGTGCAGTTAGCTTTGGCTTTGAGATGCTAGATAAAGGCGTTAGAAAAATAATTACTGGAGCTAAAGACTTATTAGGAATCAATACAGAGTTAGCAAGAGTAGCTGAGATTGAATATGAAGTAAAACAAAAACTAGCTAATCTGAATAATCTACCAGTAGAAGAACAGCTTAATAATATGTATAAATTTAGAATGCAATTATTGAGAGAGATATTTTCATACCAACAAACTGGAGATGCACTAGCCCTAGAAAATGGTTATGAACAACTAGCAATGGTTGATAAACAAATAGAAAGTTTAAAAAAGTTTGGTGATAGACATAAGATAGCTAGAGATAACGCTGTTGAGAGAAAAGATGCACTAAGTGAAGAATCAGTTGTTGTTGATTATATTACACAAGCTTATGACAATTTTGGTAAAGGTTTTGCAGAAACAATTAGCAAAGCCAAATCAGATGCTGAGATGTTTCAAGATATTGGTGGCAAAGTCGCTAAAGCTCTTGAAGATACATTTGTTAATATGGCACAAGGTGTTAAAACATCTTTCAAAGATATGGCTGATGCAGTCATTGCTGATTTAATTAGAATAGCTGTAAGACAAAGAATAGTTGCTCCATTAGCTAGAGCATTTGGTTTTAGTTTACATACGGGTACTACAGAAGTTAAACATACTGGTGGTTATATTGGCAATGTTCCAAGCTATCATTCTGGTATGCGTTCAGATGAAAGACTAGCTAAATTACAAGTGGGTGAAGCTGTTGTTAATAGAGCTGGTGCTTCAAGAAACGCTGGAGCTATTGATGCTATGAATGCTGGATATGCAGTTGGTGGTGGCGGTGGGAATCAAACTAATGCGACAATCAACTTTAATGTTCAAGCAATAGACTCAGCTTCATTTAACAACTATCTAGTAAACAACAGAGGTACGATTGAAGGAATTATCAATAACTCATTAGTTAGTAACGGCTCTGTTAGAAGAACAATTAGACAGACCTTATAATGGCATTAACTAATCGCACATCAAATATCTTAGCCGATCATAGTGCTTTAGATATTGAGGAATGGCATAAGTCTGGTCAATCAGTAACATTTGATTCTGGCAAAACACAGCGTATTATTAACAATACAATGCCAACCATTGAGATGAGCATTGAATATAAAAACATTAGTCAGACTAGATTTGAAGCACTAAGAACTCAATACGAATCATCTTATGCAAGTATCTTTATTCTTAATGCTGGTGATGATATTGATTGGAGAGATGATTATCTAGTTAATGAATCTAATACTTGGGGCTTTAAAGAATTTACATTTAGCTCTGATGCAAGTTATAGATGGAGTGGCAGTTTAAGATTAATCTCATCTGTATTCTTTGATTTTACAGAATATCAAAGTCTGTTTACACAATCATCTAATTATGCTCCAGTAACAACTACAGATACTTCATTTAGCTCTTTATTGACTAATGATGTAACACCATATAAAGTTGATTATGAATATATAAACAGTTCTTTATTTTCAGTTATTGGTAATTCAATGCGTTTTGGTAAAGATAAATCTTTAAGAAAGAAATGGACTTTATACTGGATATTATCTGAATCTAATTTTCTGCAATTACTTACTTTTTATCGTAAGCGTGGTGGAATAATGAGTGAGTTTGGTATGCCAAAGTTAGGCTTTGGAAATCTTGGTAAAACAAATGCTATATTTATGCAAGATAGTTTTACTTATCAAAAAAGAGTAGATGGGTTATATAGTTGTCAGGCTAGTATTATTGAGAATTTATGAGTAAGTCAATTACAAACAATGTTAGATCAAATGAACAAATGGCTATTTTGCATTTGTTTGAGTTCTATATGGATAAAGACTTTGATGGTACTGCTGGTGAATCGGGGGAGATACTTTATTTCACAGATCACGAGATATTTGTAAATGATGGCACTAATGAATACACACCAGTATCAATTACATTTGATAGATTATCTGAAGATGCTTCTATGCAATCAGATAGTATTAATATATCTATAGATAATATAAATGGTGCTTTATCAGCTGAAGCTATTGCATCTGAGTGGAGAAACAATCCTTGTAAGATAACAAGAGTAGTTTATACACCACCACAAGAAGTAATTGGATCAGATACTTACGATTATGGTCTAACTAATGGTGTTCCAACAACTACTTATCCAGTTCTTGATATAAGCTCATATACGAAAGATGTCTATGATTTATTTGAGGGAGTCATTGATACTTTTAGTGCAAGTGAACAAGCTTTAAATGGAACATTAACTACTAAGTTTATTCATTGGAATAAGCCATATCCAACTAGAACTTATAATCAAAATGAGTTTCAATCTATTGTAGATGCTTTAAATGACACGCTTTATTGGGGGCAACAGAAACCATAATGATGAATTGTTTTACAACTGTTTATAAATATCTTAGCAAGTTTTATGACTTACCTAAAGAATGGGAAGGTTATACAGATCAAGATATGGATATATTTGTTAAAGAAGAAAAGCGTTTCTTAGCCAAGCGTAAACATATTAAGTTTTTTCTTAGCTTTTGTCATAAGGTAAAGAAACCTAAAGTCAATGATATTATCTTAACTGATAGGTCTGTTGGTTGTGCTATCAATGCTTATACCTATTGGGTTTTTAATGAAGATTTACAAAACCTAGAATTTAAAAAGATAGATAAAGAATGCTTAATATTGAGGGTGAATAATGGGTAGTAGTGTTAGAAAAGCTGTTGGTTTAGCTACTATATTCTTTGCTCCACAAATAGCAACTTATCTTTTAGCTGGTACAACTTATGCTGGTGTTGCTTTAGCTACTTCATTAGTTACTGCTGGTATCACATTAGTAGGTTCTTCAGTTCTTGGTTCTGCTATGACACCACAAGCTAGTGATATTGGTGGTTCAGAAGCCTATGCTGGACAAAAACTACAAACACAGAAAACTAACACAGCTCCAGTTCCAATTTTATACGGATACAATCGTTCTGCTGGAAACATAGTTTTTCAAGAAACTAATGCTTATAACAATGCAGATGATTCTACAAAAGGATATAACAGAAGCTATTGGGGTGTTTATGTCATTGCTGGACACGATATAAATGATTTTATATCTGTAAAAGCAGATGACAATTCTTTAACTGAATCAGCCTCTGGTATTTGGTATGACTCTGGCAGAGATAAAGTATTTGTTAAAGCACAATATCTAAGCTCAAACACTAATGTTACTGCATTATCTTTTCCAACTTCATCATCTGCAACTGCGACTGGCTCAACGATTGGCTTATCTAGTGCTGTTATTCCTGCTAATACTTATATATTATTAGTACATCAAATCTTTGATGCAACAAATAATCTTAATACTAAATTTGCAAATATTACTTTTAAAACACAAGGTAAGAAAATAAAAACATTTACAAATAGCTCAACAATAAGCTCATCTACAAGTTATTCATATAATCCAGCTAATATCATTTATGATTTATTAGTCAATGCTTTGGCAGTTACAGATTCTGAAATAGATATTGAATCTTTTTACAATGCTCAACAAGATTGTATTACTAATAGTTGGTATTGTCATATTGCATTAATTCAACAAGCTAATATTCAATCAATCATATCGGATGTTCTTGCTACTTGTCGTGGTCAATTACATCATTGCGAAGGTCAATGGAGATTAAAGATTGATACTAAATCTCAGACATCTGTTAG